GTTCAATTCTTTTCTAGTTTAACCTTTCCTTTCGGCACTTAAGATGTCAGTAGAAAAAGCAGCCAAAACTCTTTTCCTACTCCTTTCTGCAACCACGCAGAAACCATTGGGGGAATACAAAAGATACCTCGTAGATAGCAATAATTTGATATTCTACTTCTCCAGTTTTATATTCCCTAGCTCTACTACATAGTTTCTTAGTAGGCACTATGATACCCATGAGGAGCTACCTCATTATTCAGTAGAGAATCCAGGAGGGTTGATGGATTTGTGCCACAGTGTTTCCACCACCAACCCTTAACTTGCGTTGTTAGATCTAGATTACAAAAACTAACACACCATACAAGTGTTCTTAAAATGGTATATCGTCTACACTATCAGTTGAACTTGCAGCTGCTGGTTTACTACCAGTTGCTTTCTCTCCAACCATTCTGATTACACCACTAAACTTTGGTACAAGTATTTCTGTTGTAGTCTTTTGATTGCCCTCAGAATCAGCATACTTTGAATACTCAATCTCGCCCTCAACATACAACATAGTACCTTTGTGTACATACTTCTCGATAGTCTCAGCTAGTCTTGGATCAAACACTTTGATCATATGCCATTGTGTTTTCTCCTGGTTAGTCTGACCTACCTTGTATCTTTTGTTGGTAGCCAAAGATAACTTTGCAAACTTTTCATCTTTTGTCGTTACTTTGATTTCTGGCTCTGAGCCAACTCTACCAATCAACATTACTTTATTAATCATCAGTTACTCCTATCTCTAAATTATTTATTAACTCTGAATCCATAATGGCTTCTTGCATCTTAGTAGCAATATCAACTGTCTTAAACATTCTTTCGTTGGTATTACCCCATTGTTGCCAAGTACCAGCTTCAGTATCTAAACTAAACTTTACCTTAGAATGAATATTATCATTCAACTCTATAGTTCCAGAAACATATATTCTAGGTTTCATCTTTCTTTAGCTCCTTTGCTTTTGATTCATACTCAGCTGTAGCTTTCTGTACATACTTACTATTGTCAAACAATCCTAAGAATACATCAGCCGACATACCTAGATAACTCAAACCTTTTGTTAGAGCATCTGTCATAGCTTTCTTACTAGCTTCATCATCAAAACGATTTGTTTTACCTACAGATAGTTTCTGCATAGATGATATTGGACCATACTTGTACCAGATATCATCTTGATCTTTCCAAACAATCTTAACTTCTGCAGCTACATAAGTATCTGTGTAAGCATAGCTCACATCAAAACCCCAACCTTTACCACAAGGTCCAAAGGTTTCTGTCATCTTACCGATCTGCCACATAGGATCTATCGAAGTAATATCTCCAAATCCTTTGTTAATCTTTTTTGTAAACTTAGGATCTGTAACTTTCAGTTGATCCCAAATAATTTTATTTGGATTGTCTGTTCCTTTCATTGTACCTCCATACGATTATATTTTTGTTAAACTGATTCTTTCTTGTAACTCCAGAATCAATTATATCCTTACTGATTTTTAACTCAGTAAATCTTGGTCTTACTGATAATATTGTAATATTCAGTAGATCTGCTACTTCTTCTGGTGTAGCTCCATAACTACCTTTATTCTTTATTATCTGTAATACTCTAGTTCTTAAATATGGCAGCTTTTTGTTTATGTCATTCGCTGCATTTTTGCTAGTGTTCTGTTTCTTGTAACCAGCTGCTATTGGGTAATTCAAACTCATACGCTTGTTCTCCATTTAAATAAATTCTTGTTAAATTATTCTCAACAATCTTACCATCTCCTTTGAACTGTTCAAAAGCAACAAAGTCTGGTGGCTGTACATTTGTCATAACAAAATTCCAAAACATACACTCAGCATAAAACATTTGTTTGATGAACTCATCATCTCTTTCAATCTCATAGATCTTGTGTTGAGAATTACCAATCAGTACAGATAGATACGCTTTCTTAAATCTTGTAACCATCAGATAATGTTGTATCTGAGGATAGTATCTATGTACAACATCTTTGAACGAAAATGGGCTGACATGCTTTGCTTCAAATATACAACCACTATCTGTAATACCATCAACACTTGCATACAAAAATTCTACAAGTTTAGATTGTATGATACCTGGTTTAAGTACTTGAATTTGTGTTTCTTTTGTAAACCATTCTCGATTGAAATCTTCGGTTACGATACCAAGTTGTACTGGTAAAACATCTGATAGATCTACAGGAGCTTTCTTACCTGTCTTGATCTCCCACAGATCTTTCCAATTACCATTTACAATTTCTTTGGCATCTGTACCACCAAGTCCTTTCATTTCTTCACGCTGCATATCTTCGTGAATAATAAAAGAAGTATTCATCTTGTTCTTCTTCGCCATAGTTCCCTTTCTTGTTTGTATTTAGTCATCAAAAGTCTTACCACATTTGAGACTTTTTTGTTATCTTTTACATACTTACTATTGTACAATCTATCAAACTCAACAGCTTCTTCCATTGTAAAATACTTGTAAGCTAGTTTAGTAACAAATCTTCTTTTCCTCCTTATCAATACGATAGGATCTTCAATCTTCTTTCTTTTTACTATCCCTAATCGATTCAAGATTTGCTTCAAGTGTTGTACCATAATTGTTCTCCAATAACTTGTTTAAGTACCAAGCAGCTTTCATTAAATCTTCTTCTCCATTCTTCTTGGTATGTCTCTTAACATACTTTACAATGTTAGCTTCCAAAAAATTTAGATCCCAATCAAGTATAACATCTGTAAGATGATATCTATTTTCGGTATAGTAATCTGGATTTGTATTATGTCTGGTCATAAACTTTTCTCATATATATTCTATGACCTTTCATTTTATTTCTTTTAAAATGATTGTTAATAGTATTAGTTACATTTTCAATCTTCTTCTTAATCCAATCCGGATTCATTGGTATTTCTGAAGTCTCATACTCCAGGACATACTTAATCTTAAGTGGATTTTCTTGCGATATCCTCATCATTTGGATCTCCTTTCATATTCATGTGTTCGGTACAAAACCATGTACGCATATAGTCATTACTGTAAATTCCTATCTTACCACAATGACATCTTTGATACTCTTGTTTTTCTTCTGGTGTCTTATTGAAAAACCACCAACCAGGTATCTTGATTAGTTTTTTCTTTTTAGCCACAGCTCACACTCAAGAGCTTCTGCCCAGCAACAGAACAAGTACCCAGATGGTTTTCGGATTCCTACTTCCCACTTAGATACAAGTCCTATTGCGACATTCATCTTTCTATCCAAAGCATTTTGTGTCAATCCCAGCTCCTTTCGTTTCTCAACAAACTGAGAAATTAGCTGTTTCTGGAACTTTTCTGTAAGTGCATAAGCCATACAAAAAAATACCTTGATTTTCATAAAATGTAAAGCTACGAAATAACTTTCAATTCCTTCTGAGAAAAACTAGGGCAGTTATCCTTTCGGCTGCCCTAGAACTTCTACTGGCTCAATAGCATCTTCAACTTCTTTCAATGATATAGATTCAAAGTTTTCATTCTCATACTTATCTATCTCATCAGTAACTTCTTTGAGCTGTCTTTCCAAAATCTTTTTGACTTCGGCAAGACTTATAAGAATATCTTTTAGTTTCTTTTCACGATCATAGTAATAATCCATACGATCATGCGCTTGTTCTTGAATATCAAGAAATGCTCTACCCATTATGCTCATTGTTATCCCTTTCGTTTTCTTTAATTATAGTTTCATACTTTGCAACCAAATCCTCAATTTGATCTAAAGTATCTTGGTATTTAGAAACTTTATAATATTTCATAATACCTTTTAGCTCATCAATAAATGTTTGTACTTCAACCATATTACCACTCACTCGCTTTCATTATAGTCAATACTCTTATAGTCTGACTAGGATCAGATGCATCTGGACTATGATACATCATAGAATTATCTTTATAATCTATCTTCCAGAAAATCTTTTCTTTCTGATACATAAAGTTTCCGAAGTCTCTTTCTCCATGTGGATTGTTATCTTCTGTAAAATTTCTATACAAAGCAACATTATTTAAGAACTGCATTCTATTCATACCATTTACAAATACACTAGCTCCTCTAGTAATATATGCTTTGTCTTTACTATCAGCTTTGAATAACTCTCCAGTAATTAGTTTCTTACGAAGCTCGTCATTGAGAAGTGCTATCTTCTCAATCTTCGGTAGCTTCTTATTGTTTAGAACTTTTTGATCTACCATTTAACCACTCCTTTTCATCTTTAGATAAATTATCTTGATTGTTCTCAAGATTGTATAATCTAACTTTGACATCAAATATTGCAACTTTGATATCTTTAATATCTTTTTTAAATCTCTCAACCAAAGCTAGATTCAGTCTTTGATCCAGGCTCGTTATCTGGCTCTCCAAATTCTCCATAGTTCTGTTCCTTTCGTTTGTAATCTCTATCAACATCACGCACAACCTTATGTCGTTTGTAATATCTTGTAATTATGTATGAGAAATCCTCATCAAGAAGTATTCGGTAGTACCAAATACCTCTACGCTTGACATAACCATATGCTGCACTTGTTGCTACACCTCTAAGTACTCGGTAACCAAACCTTGTCGCTGTTCTGAATATCATTTTCATTCCTTTCTGTTAAAAAACTATAACTAGAACTATTACTTTCCACACAGTAATAGCACAAATCATCTTCAATATACTGATGTCCATTACACTTTGGACACACTTCTGGTGTTTCCATATTCCTTTCTCCTTTCAACTTGCTCTTTACAAGCAATAAATACTGTAGTTATACTACTATTTTGGCAATAATTAGGCAATCTTTTCCATCTAGGATCTTTGATCATCTTATCTGCTACATAGAAATACAACCTCATGTTGTTGTCTACAATATCACTGTTCTTCAACGTATATTCTGACTTCATCTTTCTCTCCCTCCTCGGTAAACCTTACAGCTATCTCTTTGATACTGTGGAAATCTCTTTCAATATCTCCACTATTCTCATCTTTATCAAAGTCATATTTACTTACAAAAGTCTTACCACATATCACGACTTTACAATCTGATGATATGCGATTTACTTTGCATATTATATCTTTTAGTTGTTCCATAGTTGGTTTCATAATACTAATCCTTTCAATACAATTATATTCTCTTGAGAATCTAATGATCCCTCTTCATCATAATTACTTACAAACTCAGATCTAACTTCTCTTAGTAAAGTTACTTTAAAATCTGATGTAACATATACTTCTATGTTCTCATCATATTTATTCAATATCTCTTGAAGTTGTTTTATCTTCATAGCTCCTCGCTTTCGGTTATCTCAAACCAATTTTTTTTTAGATGCAAGAGGGTATATTTCAACCCTCTCGCAATATGTATTACTGATCAAACAATGGTACTGTATCTCCAATCTTTAGAACTGGATCTACCTTGTGTCCATTCTTTGACCAAAAGTCTCTTACAACCTTGTTAGCTTCTTGTTTCTTCTCGAAGCTCATTGGCTTTGATCTGTATGGTACATAGTCTTTACCAAGCACAGACTTGAAGAAATCCTTGGTAGCTTTGATCTGGATATCAAGTAAATCTACGCCATATTGTAGATTGTTCATACCGATTGACAACTGCTGTAACTTGTTACCAGTTACTTCTTGATTGTTCTGATATGCTTCTTGAGTACCAATATAACTACCATTATCTTCTGATACCATTCTCAGCTTGACTTGAAGTTTGTCTACAGCTTTCTGTGCTGAATCCTTTCTTTTCTCAAGTCTTGCAATATTTGAATTGAGATCATACTCAATAGATTTGAGATCATCTTCAGCTATCTCAGCTTTGTATAAAATACCCAAACCATTTGTAGTATTTTCGTATTTGTCATGTAATATAACTTCGTGTTGCATAATCGCTCCTTTCGAAATCTCATCTGAAGTAAGCTCATCTTACTCAAGATTGAATGACTTGATTATGCAAATAGAAAATCATCTCTAGTCATAGCTTGTTCTCGTATAGGGAGATCCTACGCACTTGAGGATCGACCAGCATGAAGCGGAACATAGCTTGACTTGGGATTTTCTCATTTGCTATAATCATACATCTTGATATGATAGAGGTCTACCTCATACCACATCTTGTTATCACTAATTAACTCTTGACACCTCAGAATACTCAAGTATCCTTACGACAGGCATGAACGAATTATCAAACAAGAATGATGAACTAACAGCGAAACAGAAGAAGTTAGTTGATACTATCGTAACCACAGGGTGTAGTATAACCGAAGCAGCAGAAATTGCTGGATACTCAACGAAAAAGAGTAAAGATACAGCCAGGGTAATAGCATCTCGTACATTACGAATCCCAAAGGTACAGCAATACATGATGCGTCAAGTATCTAGTCAGATAGGACTAGGAGCTGTAACCGCTAGTAATAAACTCATCAAGTTAGCAGAATCAGCTAAGTCAGAGTATGTACAACTAGAAGCCAGTAAAGATATACTGGACAGGGTGGGATTACGCACAGCCGAGAAGATAAAGCACGACGTAACAGGAGACATAAAGGTCAGTATAGACTTGAGCTAACTTGACGAGTAGGGGGTTAGAAAAGTACAACGCTGACATAGTGATAGGTCCTACTCTAACAATAAAGCTCAAAAAAGCTCTATGTTAATGTGCATAGAAAAAATATCATAAACTGATAAGGTTAGATTGACACTAATGTGGTACATATTGTACAAACTATACTGGTTAAGTAGAAGTGTCGGTGGTCGACCACTTACCAAAACAAAGGAGTACAATATGAAACACGCAATGAAGAAACCAAAGAAAGCTAAAAAACAAGCAGCTACTGCTGTTGCTATGAAGAAAGCTGGTAAGAAGCCTAAGAAGAAAAAGAACATGTATGGAATGTAATGGCTAAGAAGTCTACAGTAAATAAATCTGGAAACTACACGAAGCCTACAATGAGAAAAAGAATGTTTAATCAAATAAAAGCTAGTGCAGTACAAGGTACAGCTGCTGGTAAGTGGAGTGCCAGGAAAGCACAACTCTTAGCTAAAAGATATAAGGCAGCTGGAGGAGGATATAGATGATGAAGAAAAAAAATAAACCAAAGAAAAAAAGTAAGTTTCCAGATCTAAATAAAGATGGAAAGATTACTAGAGCTGATATTCTTATGGGTAGAGGCGCACTTAAAAAGAAAAAGAAGAAGTGAGTAAAACTCGTAGACAGCGTTCCTTGTCAGCATGGGGAAAGCAAAAGTGGAGAACTAAGTCTGGTAAAAAATCTAGTGAAACAGGAGAAAGATATTTACCTAGTGCTGCAATAAAAGCCTTATCTGCACAAGAATACGCTGCTACTACGAAAGCAAAAAGAAAATCTAAGAAAAAAGGTAAACAATTCTCTAAACAACCAAAAGCTATAGCAGCTAAAGTAAAACAATATAGGAGATTCTCATGAGCAAATCATTAACACAAAGACAAAAAGATACATTAAAGAAACATAGTAAACATCATTCTGCAAAGCATATGGCTATGATGCGAAAAGAGATGAGAGCTGGAAAGTCGTTTACAGCTGCACATAAAATGGCTCAAAAGAAAGTTGGCACTTAGTGGTAGCCAAAAAATATCAGAATCCAAAAGGTGGACTTAATGCTGCTGGTAGAGCTTACTTCAAAAGAAAAGAGGGAAGTAATTTAAAATCTCCAGTAAAAAAAGGTGTCAATCCACGAAGAATTTCTTTTGCTGCCAGATTTGCTGGTATGAAAGGTCCAATGAAAGATGAAAAAGGTAGACCAACGAGAAAGGCACTAGCACTTAAGGCATGGGGATTTGGCTCAGTTGAAGCTGCCAGGAACTTTGCAAATAGACATAAAAAAAAGTGAATTGATTTTTTAGATAGCTTGTATAAAAAGCTATAATGACAGAAACTCAGCTCAAACAATTAAAAGAACTACAGAAAACAAATAAATTTTTACTTGATAGATTAGAGAAAGCCTATATGGAAAGTGGTAAATTAAGACAAAGTCTTATGAAGAAAGGAGAAAGAATATTTCCAGTCAAAAGCGAAAAGGAACTAGGGTCGAAAACGAAATAGTTAAACTGTTTCAAGGCGAGGGTTATGATGCCAGGAGACAACCTTTATCTGGAGCTATTCAAGACTTTCCACATGATGTCAAAGTAAATGATTTGTATGGTGGTACAACCATAGAAGTAAAAGCCAGAAAGTCTGGAGAGGGATTTACACAACTTGACAAATGGAAAGGATCAGCAGATTTATTAATTTTAAAGAGAGATTTTCAAAAACCTATGGTATACTTATCATGGGATTTTTTTAAGGAGTTTCTAAATGACGAAAGACAGAACAGACGACGTAACGAATCTGGAGAACAGGCAGATATTCCAGATCAGTTGGCAAGAGAGACAACGATTGAGAAAAATAGTAAGGAAAGTACACCTAAAATTTTTACCAGAGCAAGAAGTTTCGGACAGGGAGTGCGACAAGCTAATAGAAAGTCTTGGTCCAAAGGTAAGAGAAAAATTGTTAATAGAGTATTTGGACAAAGTAAAATAAATGGGAAGTCTCAGCTACAAACCAGATGGGAATACCTTAAAAAACTTTCTAAAGAAAAATGATTTCTTCCGAGGAATAAGAGGACCGGTAGGATCTGGTAAGTCAGTAGCTTGTTGTATTGAAGTTCTTAAAAGAGCATTAGAACAAAAACCAAATCAAAGTAATATACGAAAATCAAGATGGGCAGTAATACGAAACACTAACCCACAACTTAAAACGACTACAATAAAAACTTGGCTAGATTGGTTTCCAGAAAATGAATGGGGAGCTTTTAGATGGTCTATACCTTATACCCATCACATTCAAAAAGGAAACTTAGATCTAGAAGTTATATTCTTAGCTTTAGATAGACCAGAAGATGTTAAAAAATTATTATCATTAGAGCTTACAGGTGTATGGGTTAATGAAGCAAGAGAATTACCAAAGTCAATTATAGATGCTTGTACTATGAGGGTAGGTAGATTCCCTAGTATGAGAGATGGTGGAGCTTCCTGGTATGGAGTTATTGCTGATACAAATGCTCCAGAAGAAGATCATTGGTGGTCAATAATGAGTGGAGAAGTACCAGTACCAGATCATATATCAAGAGATGAAGCTATTATGTTAGTTAAACCAGATAACTGGTCTTTCTTTACACAACCAGCTGCAAAGAAAGAAAAAAAAGAAAAAGATGGTACACTTGTTGGGTATGAAAAAAATATTTCATGTGAAAACAAAAAAAATCTAACAAAAGATTATTATAACAATGTTATCAAAGGAAAAACAAAAGGTTGGATAGATGTTTATGTAATGAATAAACTTGGCAGCATAGAAGAGGGTAAACCTGTTTATCCTATGTGGAATAATGATTTACATTTATCTAAAGAAGATATTGAGCCAGCTCCAACTTCTATATTTATTGGTATTGATTTTGGATTAACACCAGCTGCTGTTTTTGGTCAAAGACTACCAAATGGTAGATGGTTAATATTACAAGAATTAGTTTGTTTTGATATGGGTGTATCTAGGTTTAGTGAGCTACTTAGATTTGAAATAGCAAAAAATTATTCTGGATTAGATGTAGAAGTATATGGAGATCCAGCTGGAGATTTTAGAGCACAAACAGATGAAACAACACCATTTCAAATACTACGACAGAATGGAATAAAGGGTAAACCAGCTCCATCAAATGATATAGCATTACGAATAGAAGCTGTAGAAACAGCTTTAAATAGATTAATTGATCAAAAACCAGGCTTTTTAGTAGATAAAAGGTGTATAAATCTAAAAAAAGGTTTCAATGGTGGCTATTTTTATAGAAGATTACAAACTTCTGGCGATAGATATGATGAAAAACCTATGAAAAACAGATATTCTCATGTCCATGATGCTTTACAGTATCTATTAATGGGAGCTGGAGAGGGTAAAACATTATTATCTGGTAGAGCTTCAAAGCCAACTGTAGTAAAAACTAGAGGTTGGGATATATTTAGTGGGCAAAGAAAGTCAGTATGGCGAAACAAACTGAATGGTTAGTATTTTTCTATGAAAACAATGACTTTCATAGATCTCATAAGTTTTTTAAAAAAGGATTTAAACATTGTGGAGTTATGTCTTATGATCCACATAAAAAAATATGGTTATTAGTAGAATATAATTTTGGTCATTTGTTTGTAGAAACACTAGATGAAGAAGAAGTAGATAAAATATTTAGAATGATTAGTCAAAAAAATGGAAAGATACTACAAGTGCCAGTTAAATATAATTTACCTAGATTCCCAGTAATAATGAGATCCTGGATCAAAGAGCATAGCTGTGTTAGTTATGTTCAAAGATTACTTGGAATGTCAAAGTTTTGGATATTCACACCATATCAGTTATATTGTGAGTTGAAAAAAAAAGGTTTTTCTGAAATAAAGCTGTAATGGGTGCTTTTCGTAGACCAAGAATGGAAGAATCTGAAGCTGATAAACAGCTACGCAAAGATATTGAAAGAAGAAGAAAAGAAGAAGAAGAAGAAAAAATAAGATTAGAAAAAGAACAAAAGAAACAAAAATCTAGAAGAAAAAAAGGTATGGTTGGACAAAGAAGTTTATTTACTAAAGGAACAAAAGGCATGACAGATCCAGAGGGTAAAACTTATGAGTAGTAAAAATGGAACTACAGGACAAACAGGTGGACCAGCTGGTGGAGGATCACAAGTAGCTAATCAAGTAGATCAACAAACACAACAACAAAATCAAGAAAAAGCAAAACAAAATGTTGCAAAAACAGTTGAACAAGAAATGGCAAAAGGTAATGAGCTATATGGTGGAGCTGCATCTCAAGCTGCAAAAGATTCTTTAGTAGCTTCTGGAGCTGCAAAAGTAGGAAGTTATTTTGTTCAACAAGGTGGAGAGTTTATACGAGTATCTAAAGATCAATATGATGCAGCTAAAGCTGCTGGTCAAAAAGTTTCTACAAGTATTACAGGACAAAACTTACAAGAAAGATTATATGGACAAAGTGGAGTTATGGGTAGTGGAGATTCAACAGGTATATTATCATCAACTGCAATATCTCAAAAAATGTTTGAAAGACAAAGAAATATAAAACTAGCAATAGCTGGTGGATTAGCTATGGCTGGTGTACCAGGTATACCAAGTGCTATGTTATATGATTCTATGAGAACAGACTATGAGGGATATTTAGATAGATTTAATAAAAATATGACAAGTACATCTATAGCTGCATCTTCTAATAGAACAACAGATAGTGGATCTACATCTGGAGTTACTAATGATGCAACAATAACAAATCAAAATCAAGATGCTGTATTAGAAGAAGAATTAAGACAAAATAGAATAGCTTCACTTACTGGATCTGGAGGAGTAGATGCAGAAAGAAGATCTTTATTAGCAACTA